CAACCCAGATACGCAGTTTGGGTCAGAGTCAACGCTACTAAATGTGCCTCCGACACCCTGCATCGATATCTAGGGATAGCGCAAAACGATTTGGAAAAAGGAGTCTGGTCACCCGAACTCCTAAAACCAACGTCGATAGGTCTCATTCGCAGCATTCCACGAATGAAATATCCCTCAAGCCCAGTTCTATCCGAAGCGAGGGGAGTGTACCTTGAAAAACAAACTATCATTTTTCTAACTAATTTTTAGACCTCCTTGTGCGAGGAGAATTTAACTAATGAACTCATAATAAAACGTGCTGTTTCCACAAAATCGCAGAACAGACGCAACTGGTCTTTCGACACAGCACATACTACTTAGAGCGAGCGGGTGAAACCCCCCTACTGCCAACAGACGCTGGGATAGTAGGGAGAGTGGTGACTCCACCACTAAAATTCACAGGACCACGACCAGGATGAAATTGAGCAAGATGTGGAGGCATAAGCTTCCTTTCAACGCCATCACTAGGTCTCTCGCCCTCTGCAAGTTCACCAAGGGTCTCATATTCTTCTTCAGCGGAAAGGTGAGACAAAGGTTTTGAAAACGCCTTGTCAACCTTTTTCTGATCAAATTTCAGACCCTTTTCATCAGTGTAATTTTGACAAAAATACTTAAATTCGTCACGGATCATCTTGGACACAGCCTTAGACAATCCATACTTCCTAGCACGAGAACTAGGATCAGACAGGGGCTGTGGAGTGCCAATACCGCGAAACTTAAACCTAGCGTGTAGGTAAAAGTCTCCAATTTTACGACAATAATAATTTGTAGAAGTCGTAAAAGTATCAGTCATTGTACCATAAATGGCAACTCCACCACCAACGCACAAAGCGCCTTCAGTTTCATCGATTTCACTCCAATCATAAGGACCATTGGTGTTACCACCACGAGGAGTGACATTTCGGAACCACTTCTTCTTGCTATTGAGACGATGTTGAAATCTCTCAAAAGGAGAATACTGTTTAGGTCGGGCCTCACTCCACTGCTTAATTATAAAAGCAGAATTTGTACCGGTACCAAAGTAACCGGGAGTGAAGGCACCTTGATAATCCATCATAGAATATATACCTCCATCAGCAAAGGAGGTACGAATTAACGAAACCCCAGCAGCTTGCTGAAAGGTAAGACCCTTATTGTAGAGCAATTCCCAATCACGAGGCGAAATAACTAAGAGCTCACCTTGAGTAAAATTTAAAGGAATTGAAGGGACATAACCAAGGGACCAGTTATCACAAGTCCACTCAGAATAATTTAGATAAGAATTCAATGGTGAGACATTGTAAAACTGACTCCATAGAGCAAGAGGATATATATTATCCATATCAGTAACAGTGCTACCCAATCCAAAGAAATTAACGGCGGATGCAGCTGTAGGATATAACGCACTAAGTTGATCGTCCCAAATATCCAAAGGTACATTTGCAAGGTCACCATCATTAGATATCTTGGGACGGATGGAAGTGCCCAACTTAGTGACGTAGGCAATGCTAGATGGTATTGCAGCAGCACGACTACTTCCAACACGAGAACGATTGCGGTTATTAGCAGACACGCGAGAGTGCTGAGCAACCATAGTCGCAAACTGCTTCTTTCCCATAGTACGGAAAGCTGGCGGATTTCTCTTTTTGTAACCAGGAGGTCGCGAGGGACCCCGACGCGTGCCAGCGGGCACAACTGCACCCCTAATCCGACGGGAGAGGCGCTTAAAACGACGTCTAGCTCTTTTCCTTTCATTAGGCATATTCTTGTTGTTTTTTGTATTAGAAAGCAAATCCGTATGATCATTTTCTCGCTGACGGACTCGCTGGGCCCTAGAATCACCGTAGTGACCCCAGGGTTTTTGGTTTACGAAATCAGTAACATAATCCTGAAGATGAGTTTGGTCAGGTAACTGGGGCAAGAGCCACTCAAAGGCATCAAGCCCAGGACCAAAAATAGTACCGGCTAACCTCTCAGATGCGCTATAGTAATCACCAGGTCGTTCCCGACCATGAAAACGTCCAGCCCATTTGCGGTCAAGCCACATGTCATTATTAGATACAGGAACAGGAGAATTGAAAGCCATTCTATCAAAAGCAAAACGGCAGTACTTTTAATTAAACCGTAAGGAACTTTGGAAAAAGACAAAACCATCATTCCGAAGGCTGATGATAGTGCACGTAGATATCATGAGGTGACCAATTCAAAGTCATTATCTCATCAAACGTGACAGTATCGGAACCATTGAAAGTAAGACGAGATAATAACTCCGATTCATAATCTTGCTTAATGGCTTCAATTAAAGGCTCACAAAATTCGCGCCAACCCGGGGTGTAATAACCCTCAATACGTAAAGTCATAAGTCGACGCAACGTAACACGAATATGCTCTTTTGGGGCCTTAGGATAACAAGCAGATGCGAGTAGCTTGTCAAAGCGCATAGTGGGAACATATATACCACCTACTTTCAAAAACCGCATACTGCAAAACTCAACTTGATCGATCGTTTGCGGGGTTGGAGAAGAATACTTTAAACCAATCCCCATAGTACCAAAAGTTCGGGCAACAACAGGAGGAACCATCCAAGGTTTTACCAAATCGGAATAACTATAAATTCCATCGTCACCCATAACCAACAAACAAACGTGCGACTTAAAACTAGCCCAGGAATATACAAAACCAGGAACATAAGGAACAACAACCAACACCCAGAGATAAAACCAATACA